CAAAGCATTTAGGCATGACACCACAATCAGTTTCGGAGCTGGTTAAAAACGGCATTTTCACTGTTAAACAAGGCAGATCGCCAATTGATCTTGATGTTTGTAGAATTGAATACATTAACCATTTAAGAAAGCATGCAGGTCACTTTAAGAAGGCTGGCAATAGTGGAGACATGGTTGAAGAAGCTACCAGACTCAAGAAGTTCCAAGCCGATAAAGCAGAATTAGAAGTTAATCAATTAGAAGCAAAGTTGATACCGGCTGATTTGGTTTTATTGAAATGGAGCGCCTTAGTAACTAATGCCAATACCCACCTATCATCTATGCCAACCAGACTTGCATATAGAGTCTTAGGGCTAACGGATGTCAATGAAATAGAATATATCTTAAAAACTGACTGTCATGAAACTATGGAGGAATTATCTAGCAATGGATTACCAGAAGAATATGCAGAACGTGTTAAATCAAGTGCAGAGACTTTGGAAGCCGCCGAGTGATTTAAAGATTTCAGAATGGGCTGACAAATACAGGTATTTATCACCGGAATCGTCTGCGATTAGTGGTAAATATAGATCAGACTATGCGCCCTATCAAAAAGAAGTCATGGATGTCTTTAATGACCCAAAGATTGAGAGAATAGTGTGGATCAAAAGTGCGCAGATTGGCGCAACAGAAGTGTTAAATAATGTAGTGGGCTACTTCATACACTTGCAACCTTGCCCGATTTTAATAATGCAGCCAACTATTCAGATGGCGCAGGCTTACAGCAAAGAGAAGCTGGCTAATATGTTAAGGGACACACCGGTTTTAAATGAAAGGGTAGGTGATAGAAAGTCTAAAAATAGTTCAAACACTGTCTTATCTAAAAGATTCATCGGTGGCACTACTTTAAACATGGCTGGCTCTAACAGTGCAGCTTCCTTAGCTAGCAGAAGCATACGTCTATTATGTATTGATGAAGTAGACCGCATGGAAGCCAACGTCTCTGGAGAAGGCGACCCAGTTCTTCTAGCGACCAAAAGAACGCAGACTTTTTACAATCGTAAAATATATTTATGCAGCACACCTACTATCAAAGGGCTTTCAAGAATTGAAGCGGCTTTTGAGGAGAGCGATCAGCGCTATTACTATGTTCCATGCCCAGAATGCAAGACCATGCAAACTTTGAAGTGGTCAAATGTAATTTGGGAAGAGGGTAAACCGGAAGAAGCCATCTATACTTGCGAGAACGCTTGCATCATTAGCGAATCAAAAAAACATTGGATGCTAAAGAATGGAGAATGGAGAGCCACACGCGAGACAAAAAAGACTGCTGGCTTCCATTTAAATGAGCTCTATTCAGTCTTTAGTACATGGGGATCAATGGCAGCTAACTTTTTAGAAGCAAGTAAGCAGCCAGAAATGTTAAAAACCTTTATTAATACCTCTCTTGCTGAAACTTGGTCGCCAGAACCAGAAGAAGTCATTGAGCCAGAGGGCTTAATGGCAAGAAGAGAGAGTTATGATGCTAAATCTATTCCTGATGAAGCGTTGGTTCTTACTTGCGGTATTGATGTGCAAAAAAATCGAATAGAGTGTCAGGTTGTTGCTTTTAGCCACCAATATGAAATGTATGTCGTTGAATATAAGATTATCTATGGCAGTACCGGCGATTTAAATGTTTGGAATGACCTAGACCAATATTTGCAAACAAAATTTACAACCGCATCAGGCAGGGAAATAGGAATATCATGCACAACAATTGATTCAGGCTATCAGACCCAGCAAGTGTATTCATTCACTAAAAATAAAAAGGGTAGAAGAATATTTGCTATTAAAGGGCAGTCTGTCGCAGGAAAAAGCGTTGTCAGTAAGCCCACTAAGGCAGGCAAGGACAATACTATTCTTTATCCTGTTGGCAGTGATACTGCAAAAGAAGTTATCTATTCAAGGCTTGCTTCAGAATATGGCTACTCAACCTTGCATTTTCCTTTAACGGTTGATCATGATTATTTTCAACAGCTAACAAGTGAACAGAGATTTGTAAAATTTGTAAAAGGTCGCAAGACTTTAGTCTGGAAACAGATACGCGAAAGAAATGAAGCGCTTGATACAATTTGTTACGCGTTAGCGGCTGCTTACATCTTAAATCCAAATTTTGATCTAATAGAGCAACGCTTATTAACAGGAAATGCTAGCGAGCCAGACCCAAATAGAGTGGGTGAAAGCAAAAATAGCATTAATAGAAGACCCTCAATCAACTTTGCTACGTCTTGGAAAAAATAATATAAAGCTCAAATGTATCATTGACATTTACAAAATGACTAATAGTGTTGTTATTAGATAGATGTAATTACACAATTTGAGGAATTTTGCTTGTCAAACGCTTTTGATTCAGACAATTATCCAACCCAAGTGCCTACCGAGCTAAAACTTGGAGATTACTTTGCGTGGAAAATAAACAATTTAAGTACAGATTATCCAAATTCAGGATATGTCCTATCTTATGAATTTAATTTAATTGATGGCGCAACACCTGCAAACATTACTCTTACGGCTACCAATCTTGGCGCTGACTATAAAGTTGAGGTTGCATCTTCTGTCACCGCATCTTATACAAAGGGTGAATATAATTGGATTGCTAATATTACTGTCAATGGCAGCAGCAATAGAGTTAAAGTCGGCGAGGGTTTTGTCACCTTACAGGATAATTACGCAGCAACAACGGCTTCAGTAAGAAGTCATGCAAAAATTGTATTAGATTCAATACTTGCAGTCATTGAGAACAGGGCAACTATGGATCAATCATCCATGTCTATTGCCGGAAGGTCTTTATCCAGAATGACAATAGATGAGCTTTTAAAATTTAAAAGCCACTATAAGACCGAATATTTAAAAGAAGTTAAACAAGCAAGAATTTTAAATGGAATGGGTAGCGGAAACACCGTGAAGGTAAGGTTTAAATAATGGCTTGGTACAACAAAATATTCGGTGGCGATAAGCCTAAAGCTAAAAAACGTCAAACTTTTGCAAGAAGTTACCAAGGCGCAAACACTGGCAGGCTGTTTTCAGATTTTAAAGCTAGTTCTACTTCTGCTGATGCTGAGATAAGAGATAACATACGAATTCTAAGGGATAGAGCAAGAGAGTTAGCACGTAACGATGCGTATATCGCAAGATACCTAAATCTTATGGTGTCTAATGTTATCGGTAAGCATGGCATAAGAGTAAGCAGCAAAAGTCGAAATGATAATGGTTCTTTAGACCTTGCTGCTAACCAGCTAATAGAAGCAGCGTTCAAAGACTGGACTAAACTTGGTAATTGCACCACAAACGGCAGACTGTCTTTTTTAGATTGTCAAAAAATATTTATTGAAGGTCTTGCCCGCGATGGTGAAATATTAGTTCGCAAAATAAAAAACAAATCCAAGTATGGCTTCCAACTTCACTTTTTAGAAGCAGACCATCTTGACGAAACAATGAACGAGCCTAGCAAACTTACAGGCAATAAAATTAAAATGGGCGTTGAGGTTGATGAATATGACAAGCCGGTTGCGTATCATTTATACAAAGGACATCCATACGCTAGCGTTTACCTAAATAACAAACAACACATCAGAGTGCCGGCAGATGAAATCATCCATGTCTATATGCCTAACAGAGCAGAACAGACCAGGGGGGTTACATTCCTAGCTCCTGTAATTGCTAACCTAGCTCAATATTCAGGCTATTTAGAAGCCGAAATCGTTGCAGCCAGAGTAGCATCTTGCACTATGGGTTTTATAACCAGTCCGGATGGTGACGGTTATGTTGGCGATGGAGAACCTACAGATACTTTCAACCCAACAATGACAGCCGAAGCCGGAGTGTTTAATCAGCTTCCTGCAGGTCATACCGTAGAAACTTGGCAGGCCACCCATCCCACATCAGCGTTTGAATCTTTTACAACAAGCGTGCTAAGAAGCGTGGCTTCTGGTTTAAACATTTCTTATCATGCTCTATCAAACGATTTAACAAGCGTAAATTACTCTTCAATTCGTCAGGGAGCTCTGGAAGACCGCAGCAATTACATGCTAATGCAACAATTTTGTATTGAGCATTTTATTACACCCATATTCGAATGCTGGCTTGAAATGGCAATATCATCAGGAAGCATTAATTTACCTATAGGCAAATTTGATAAAT